CAGTGGCAGAGATGGCAATGCGAAAAGGATGGCGGTACAGTGACCGACTTCAAGTGCCACTCTTTAAAAACGAGTGGGGAACTTAATGCCAATTCCTGAAAGTATTACTATATACAAAAAAGAAGAGAATATTATGAAACAGTTTATTAAAAGAGTTTTTGGTATTGATAAGATTGAAGAACGAGCGGACCGTATGGAGAAAGCGGCTCAGCAAATGGCAGGTCATGTTGATGAAGCTAATAAAAAAGTTGCCGAAACTGAAGCCAAACTTGCTGAAGTTTTGAAAACACCAAAAGAGATTGCTACAGAAAAGAAAGAACCTTGGGTAGCAGTATTAGACACACACGTTAATCCAGAAAACATTCGCAATGGATTCTTTGAACTTGACTGGAACGAGTATTTTGTGTTACAATTACGTACAGCAGGATACATTGGTGAAACAGACGAAGCTGTTGTTGATGAATGGTTTACCGAATTGTGTAAAAACGTTGGTGGACAAGAAGGGGTTGATATGTCCCGCAGAAGCAGTGGATTTATCAATGTAAATAATTTAGGCGATGGTAAAACGGAAGTTTCTTAATGAACAAAACATACATACTCGTAGACACAGCAAATACATTTTTTAGAGCACGTCATGTTATTAGGGGAGACCTTAATGACAAGATTGGAATGAGTATTCACACAGTGCTGGGCAGTGTTCGTAAAGCATGGCGAGATTTTAAAGGTGATCATGTAGTATTCTGTTTAGAAGGTCGAAGCTGGCGTAAGGATCATTATGCTCCTTATAAACGACAACGTGCAGAAGGTCGTGCCGCACAAAGCCCTAAAGAGCAAGAAGAAGATCGAGTGTTTTGGGAAACATTTGATGAGTTTAAAGATTTCATTACTAACAAAACAAACACCACAGTACTACAACATCCGCAACTAGAAGCAGATGATTTGATTGCAGGTTTCATTCAAGCACATCCTAACGATAATCATATTATTATTTCGACAGATGGCGATTTTGCACAGTTGATTGCACCTAACGTCAGACAATATAATGGTGTAATGCAGATTACAACCACACATGAAGGATACTTTGATGAAAAGGGTAAACCTGTCGTTGATAAGAAAACTAAACAAGTCAAGCCGGCGCTGGATCCAGCCTGGTTGCTATTCGAGAAGTGTATGCGTGGCGACACCTCCGACAACATCTTTAGTGCTTATCCGGGAGTACGTGAGAAAGGCACAAAGAATAAAGTTGGTCTCCGTGAAGCCTATGCCGATAGAAACAGCCGCGGATATAATTGGAACAACATGATGCTCCAAAAGTGGGTAGATCACGAAGGTGTCGAACATCGTGTATTAGATGATTACAATAGAAATTCGTTGTTGTGCGACTTGTCTGCACAGCCACCAGAAATTAGAACGTTAATTGACGAAACAATTAAAACTGCAACTACAGCAGAAAAAAGTATTCCGCAAGTTGGTATTCGTTTACTAAAATTTTGTGCAGAGTATGACATGCAAAAAATTAGTGAACAAGTACAGAGCTATGCAGAACCGTTAAATGCGAGGTATGTATAATGTCAACAAATGCCAAGGTATTGGTACCAGAAAAAGAATGGCTTATTAAGAATGGTGATCAAAAGATCTGTTCCATTTCTAAAGTTAAAAAAGGTTATGTAGTGTTGTACAATGGCAAGGCAACTCCTTTTAAAAGTCTAGCTGAAATTAAATCAGCAGTAGGCATTGCACTTTTTGATGAAGGTGTTAAAAAAGCCAAAAAAGATATGCCAGAACCCACCAGTTATAGCATATACGATTTTCCATGTAAAACTAAACCCTACGAACCGTTATATAACGTACAGAAAAAACTGCCGTTATACACCAAAAGACTTAAAAGCAAAAGCCAGCACTGTGCTGGACATTATATTATTAAATTTAGCAAAGGGTGGGTCAAGAGTTTCTGTCCCAAACTAATTACATTAGAACGATATCCATATGATGGTCCTTGGAAAACTGAGGAAGAATCAAGGATTGCACTTAGCAAGGCCAATAAATCATGAGTTCACCATTAAACACATTACCTATTGAAGACTTTTTAACTAAGACACGTATTGCTATCAAGTCTAATCAAAAAACAGTTACACTATCTATTAAAGAAGCAACTGATCTGCAAAATAGTCTAGCAGTTGTGATGACAAGATTGTCTGGTAACTTAGATGTTTCTGCTAATACCAACGCAGAAGTAATCACCATTAAAATGGATGGTGGCACTTTTTAAGTATTCTGAATAAATATATACGCACTTTTGGAGCGTATATAATAATGAGTCGACCTAAACCAACCGTACTATTAGAAATCACTAATAAGAAAACCTATAAGACTGACCAAGTCTTAGAGGCAGATGCAATTTGGGCCGTGTTTTACAAAGATAAACCCATCAATTTAAAGACAGGTAGCATTGTGGCTCAAAAAGTAGGCCCCAAGTATAAGAAGGTGTCTTTTTCAAACGCAGGGCATGCCCATAATCTTGCTGAAAAACTCAACAAGCAGTTCAACACCCAAGATTTTTCTGTCTATAAATTGGTCACTGGTGAGAAACTGGCCAATGAATCAACAGACTGAAATAACCAAATATATTGCAGAGCAGTATAATTTACCCACAGACGATAAGTCTATAAGGAAGTTAATTCCTACATGGTGGTTTAACACCCGTAAAAAAGAACATGGTGGGTTGCGACTAACTGATGAAGGGTTTGCCAGACTTACAGCACACATCAAGTCCCACAAAGTAGTATTAGACGAACCAGTTGAATACACTAACCAGTTGGTCATTTGGTTAGACAACTTTATTACATGCCCTTGGTACATTACCAAAAAAGAAATCTATGTTTTTAACGAAAACATAGCAGTACAGCTGGTGTTGTTTTCAGGCAACATTGCAAGATTTACTGCGGCCAAGGCTAAAAAACCCAAAAAACCCAATTGACATTTGCTTGAAAATCCTGTATAATTAATACATATTGAAGCATACGGCGCTCAATATTCTTAACTAACAGAGAAAGATTTTTATGGCAGAGCAAATTAGTTCAAATCGTACAGTTACACCTAACGAAGCTAAACGTAGCCTAGAAAAGTGTATTAAAATTCAACGTCCCGTGTTCATGTGGGGTCCTCCAGGTATTGGTAAGTCTGATATCGTTAAACAGATTGGTGATAAACAAGATCGCGAAGTCATTGACGTGCGTTTGAGCTTGTGGGAACCTACCGATATTAAAGGTATTCCGTATTACAATGCCACAGAAAACTCAATGAGTTGGGCGCCTCCTGCAGAACTTCCTACTGATCCAGAATCTACCGCAATTTTGTTCTTGGACGAACTTAACTCCGCGGCTCCTGCTACGCAAGCCGCGGCTTTCCAATTGGTTCTTAACCGCCGTGTTGGTACTTATCAACTGCCAAAAGGTGTTAGTATTGTTGCCGCTGGTAACCGTGAAACTGATAAAGGTGTAACTTATCGTATGCCAGCTCCGTTGGCTAACCGTTTTGTTCACTTGGAACTAAAATCGGACTACGAAGATTGGTTGGAATGGGCAGTTACTAACAAGGTTCACGAACAAGTTGTTGGTTACTTGGGTTTTGCCAAGCAAGACTTGTACGACTTTGATCCACGTAGTTCAAGCCGTGCGTTTGCTACACCACGCTCTTGGTCGTTTGTTAGCGAATTGCTAAAAGATGATGACTTGGTAGAGAACACATTGACTGATTTGGTTGCTGGTGCAATTGGTGAAGGTCTTGCTATTAAGTTCATGGCACACCGAAAGGTTGCTAAACAAATGCCTAAGCCAGAAGACATTTTGGCTGGTAAAGTTACCAAATGCGACATCAAAGAAATCTCTGCGATGTACTCTTTGACTGTGTCCATGTGCTATGAATTGCAAACTGCACATCAAAAGAAAGCTAAAGATTGGGATAACCAAGCAGACTGCTTCTTTGGATTTATGATGGATAACTTCCCAACTGAATTGGTTGTTATGGGGGCAAAAGTAGCTCTTACAAATTATCAACTGCCGTTTGATGCTAGCAAGTTGAAGAACTTTGATCGCTTCCACGACAACTACGGTAAGTTCATTATCCAAGCAATGGAATAAAATTGGGGCTTAGGCCCTTTTTTTATTGACAAGTTAAATAATATCGTGTATAATATAATTTTAAACAGGTGTATCAATGTCCGCTAAAAGTTCAACTTCCAACAAAAAAGTTAAAACCCTCGAGCGCAGAGAGTTCTCACAAGCAGAAAAGAATAAAATTATTGAAAAATTGGTAACAGCCCGTGTGGGCTTGTTGCTACGCCATCCGTTCTTTGGCAACATGGCTACTCGCATGAAATTGATTGATGCTAGTAACTGGTGTTCAACATTGGCCACTGATGGTCGTAACTTTTATTACAGCAATGACTTTGTTCATCAACTGACT